GCCTCGGCCTGCGCGGCAAAGTCCATACCTTTCCACTGGTGACGCTCAAGGATGCGGAATTTACCACCGGCAACCAGTGGCGGTGCCAGTACCGCACAGCCTGCGCTGTCGCCGGTGTGTGACGGATCGTAGCCAATCCAGACCGGTCGCCAGTTGAAGGGACGATCGGCGAACGGCTCGAAGTCCTCCCATTCTTCCATCGCATCGACCATGCAGCGCTGCAGCTCCTCGAACGGGAATACCGACGCCTTGTCGTCGACGAACTCGCACATGAAGAGATTGCGGAAATCGTCTGCGCTGTTTTCCTGTTTGAGCTGGTCGAGATTAAACAGGGTGCAGCCCCCGGCGAGCGCGTCCTCAATGGTGACAATCTGCCGCCACTGGCCGTCCGGGCAGAGCACCCCGCCGGCCAGCGCCTGATGACTGATATCGATGTCGACACGTTCGTCGCGGCTGCTGCGCCCCCGGTTAAACAGCTCGCCTGACCAGAACGGATAGGCACCGTGTGCCAGCGTGGATGGGGTTGAAAAATAGGTTGTGCGCAGGTGTGACTGCGAGGCCATGCCGGATGCCACTTTTCGTAGCTTCTGGAAATTGGGTATCCAGAAAATTTCATCGACATACAGGTCGCCGTTGTGGCTCTGCGCCGTGTTGGAGTTGGTGCCGAGAAATATCAGCTCTGCGCCGTTGTTCCCGATGACGATCGGGTCGCCTGAGAGGTCTACATCGACGAGCCGGGCAAAAGCGATGATGTACTTACGGAATACATAAGCCTGCGTTTTACTCGCTGAGAGAAATATCTGGTTCTGGCCGGTCTTCAGGGCGCGCAGAAGCGCCTCGCGCGCAAAGTAGAACGTCGCGCCAATCTGACGTGATTTAAGAATGTGCCGGATACGGTGCGCAAGCCCCGCCTTATGCCAGTTGAGCTGATACTCAAAGGACTGGTCGAAGAAAATCTCTTCCAGTTTCTCGATAGCCTCATCGCTGAAGAAATTGCGTTTCGGCTTGCGGCGATCCCCTTTGTTACGGCTGGCAATTTTGGGGTTTAAGTCCACCTCGTTTCCGGTCTGGCCGTAGCGATTCACCCTCGCGAGGCGTTCCATCTGGCGCGACAGAAAGTCGGCGACCTTGAAATCATGCGGTGTCAGGTCTGGCTTTGCGTAGAGCTGAATCAGTCGCGCTTCTAACGTCGACTCGACACGGCTGACAGGGGCGGTTTCCTCCCATCCATCACGCTGTTTCCAGCTCTGCACGGTCGGGCGTTTGAGCCCGAGCATGTCGCAGATTTGCGGCACGGCGAAACCCTGCCAGTAAAGCAGCCGAGCCTGTCGCCGCGGATCATTCAGGAGTGATAAATCAGTTGAGACAGTCATTTTCACCTCGTGTTTATTCATACGAGGCAAGGCTAAAGACTTGACCGCCGGTTATCGCTAACCCCCTGTTGTGTCAGGGGTTGCACTTCCGCAACCGGTGGCTGATGTGGGTCGGAGTCGGGAAACTACACCCGAACCGAACAACCCAACATCAGGATACTGAACAATGGCAAAGAAAGTTTCTAAATGGTTTCGCATTGGCGTCGAGGGCGACACCTGCGATGGCCGCATCATCAGCGGCGATGATATTCAGGATATGGCCGACACGTTCGACCCCCGCGTCTATGGTTGCCGCATCAACTTAGAACACATCAAAAGCCTCTGGCCTGACAGCCCGTTTAAGCGTTACGGCGATGTAACCGAGGTTAAAGCGGAAATCATCAGTGATGGCTCTGCGCTCGACGGCAAAAAAGCGCTGCTTGGCAAAATCCAGCCGCTCGACGAGCTGGTCAGCATGATTAAGGCTGGTCAGAAGGTTTACACCTCGATGGAGATCCGCCCGAACTTTGCCAATAGCGGCAAGTGCTATCTCATCGGGCTGGCTGTGACGGATGACCCGGCAAGCCTCGGCACCGAATATCTGGAATTCTGCAGCCGTGCCAGTCAGAACCCGCTCGCCGGTAAAAAAGACCAGCCGGGCGATCTCTTCTCTGTGGCCTCGCTGGCAGAGCTCGAATTTGAAGACGTTCCCGACACCATGCTAAACAGCCTGACCGACGCGGTAAAAGCGATTTTCAGCCGTAAACAGGCCACCGACGACGCGCGTTTTAACGATGTGCATGAAGCGGTGACGACCGTCACCGAGCAGGTACAAACCAACCTCACCGAAACCGACAAGCGAGTCACCGCGCTTGAGACCGCTTTTGCGCTGCTCAAACAGGATGTAACCAGCAAGGCCGAAGAAAACGCGCAGGCGTTTAGCTCCCTGAAAAGCTCCCTCGATAACACCGAAAGCCTGAGCCAGCCCCGCCGCGAGAAATCGAAGGGCGGCACCGGCGATGAGCTGCTGACTAACTGCTGATAACGCGCCGGGCGCGTGGCGTCCGGGCATAGCCATTTTGTGAATACAAGGAATAACAATGCGTAAAGATACCCGCTTTAAATTTAATGCCTACCTGAGCCGCGTCGCGGAGCTGAACGGCGTTTCTACTGACGACGTGGCGAAGAAATTCACCGTCGAGCCGTCGGTCACGCAGACCCTGATGAACACACTGCAGATGTCCTCCGCGTTTCTGACCAAAATCAACGTCGTGCCGGTCGACGAGCTGAAGGGCGAGAAGGTCGGCGTGGGCGTCAACGGCACCATTGCCAGCACCACGGACACCGCCGGTGATGACGAACGTAAAACCGCCGACTTTACCGCGCTGGAGTCCAACAAGTACGAGTGCGCGCAGATTAACTTT